TGGTAGAAACCAAGCTTTAACATTAAGTTAATATGTTTGCATTAGTAGAATCAGGATCAATTACAAAAATGTTAAGTGGTAATAGAGGTATTACTATTGGAAATGTTCAATATCCAAAATCTATATTTACTTTATGGACCAAGTCTCAAAGAGAAGCTATTGGTATTTATGAAATAATTTGGGATGATTCCAAGAAAAAAGATGATAAATGGTACATTAATACTAATCAATCTTATTCTTTTGGAAGTGGTAAAGTTACCGCTTCATATGGAGATGCAACTGCAAAAGCCCATGCTGATACTAAATGGACTCAATCTGAAATAGATGCTGGCAAAGCGCCTTCAGGTGCAGATACTAATACTGTTAAAACTGAAGGTTTAAAAACAATTAAAATTAGAGAAGTTAAATCTCAAGCTGCTGGAATATTACAAGATACAGATTGGTACATAGTTAGAAAAGCTGATGCTGGAACAGCAGTACCATCAGCTATTACTACACATAGAGCAGCAGTAAGAACTAAAGCGGCTGAAATGGAGACATCTATAACTAATGCATCGGATACTCCTGCATTAGAAACTTTATATGCTTATACAAAACAAGAGAATGGATCTTTTACAAGACCATTAGGTGAGCTGCCAACGTTGGAGTCGTAATGACTATAATTGTTCCAGCTAATTCAGCAGCAGATACAGGATATTCAATAGACAATTCTTGTAGGTTTAATGGTGATGCTCATTTAAGCAAAACACCTGGAAGTGCTGGAAGTACAACAACTGGAACTTTATCTTGGTGGATGAAATATGATGTGGCTACTGATAGTGGTGGTCAATATATTTATACTAATAAAGATGGAAGTAATAAACAATTCATAGTTAGATTTCATAATAAAGCATTAAAAGTAGATCATTGGAATGGAAGTGGTTATGACTTTCAAAAAGCTACTTCTATGCTCTTCCGGGACCCCAGCGCCTGGTACCATATCTGTATAAAAATAGACACAGGAAATGGAACTGCCGCTAATAGAATTAAGCTATTTGTAAATGGAACGAATGTTGCTTGGGGTGATACTGATGGTACAGTTACTGAAGATTTTGATGGAAATTTTTTTATTAATGCCTCAACACAAATTGGAGATACAATAGGAAATGGAGCAGACTTTAAAGGTTATTTAGCTGAATTTGTTGGAATTGATGGAACTGCTTATGATGCCGATAGTTTTGGTGAATTTAACGAAGACAGTCCTAATATATGGCAGCCAATAGATGTCAGCGGACTCACGTTCGGTACGAATGGTTTTTGGCTTGATTTCGAAGATTCAAGTAATCTTGGGAATGACAAAAATGGGGGCACGGATTGGAGTGAAACTAGTCTAGCTGCAACAGACCAGACAACGGACACTCCATCAAACTCATTTTGCACAATGAACTTTTTGGATAATTATTTTGCTGGTGCAACTTTTTCAGAAGGTAATACTAAAGTTGTTACACCTACTGGAGCAACAACTTGGAACATAGGAACTTTTGGAGTATCTGCTGGAAAATGGTACTGGGAAGTTAACTATTCTGCTAAAAGTAATACAAATGCCGCTATGATTGGAATTGCAGAAGCACCTACAACAAGTGCTAGTGATGTTTTAGGAAATACAGCTAGATCAGTTAGTTACTATACAAATGGAAATAAATATGTGGGTACTTCAGGTGCTGATTATGGCGACACCTATGATTCTGGAACGATTATTGGAGTTGCTTTAGATATGGATAACGCAAAATTATATTTTTCGAAGGATGGCACATGGCAAGATTCTGGAGATCCAACATCTGGTGCAACTGGAACTGGAGCAATAAGTATAACAGCGGCAGCAAGTACATCAAATGGATTTTATTTTCCAGCAATCGGAGATTATGGAACACCAACAACAACTTCAATAACTTTTTTAGTAAATTTTGGTAATCCAGCATATAGCATTTCATCATCACAGGCAGATGATGATGGCTACGGAAATTTTGAGCATGATGTTCCGGCCGGCTATTACGCATTATGTACTAAAAATTTGGGAGCATATGGAGGTTAAATGGCTGCTTATACATCAATAGACAATCCAGAATTATATTTTCAAACAGTTCTCTGGACCGGAAATGGAACTGCAATAGGAAGTGGTGGATTAGCTGTAACTTTTGATGGCTCTGAAGATATGGCACCTAACCTTGTTTGGATTAAAGGCAGAAGTACTACTTACAGTCACCAAATTTATGATACAATTCGTGGAGTAACAAAAAGAATTTTTTCAGATATTTCAACACCAGAAGAAACAGATACTGAAGCTTTAACAGCTTTTGGCTCAGATGGATTTACTCTAGGGAGTAATGCTGGAGTTAATACAAGTGATGGAACTTATGTAGCCTGGTCCTGGGTTGAGTCTACAACTGCTGGGTTTGATATGGTTAGTTTTTCCGGTAATCAAACTGATAGAGATGTTTCTCACAACCTCTCAGCAGTTCCTGAATTTTGTATTATTAAAAATAGAGAATATAATGATAATGCTCATGTATATCATGTTGGAAATGGTGCAACTTGTACTATGGAATGGCAAACAACAGGTGCAAAAAATTGTAGTAATGTTGATGGTATTTGGCAAGACACAACTCCAACATCTTCAGTTGTTAAAGTCGGAGATAATGGAAATATAAATAGAACTGGTGATGATATAATTCTTTACGTATTCACAGGCAAGCAGGGATTTAGTAAATTCGGAGCATACACCGGCAATGGAAATGCAGATGGGGCCTTCGTGCACACCGGATTCCGGCCGGCTTGGACCATGATTAAGAGAACCGATAGTACAGATGGTTGGTTTATATTTAATAATAAAATGAATACTTATAATCCATTAACTAAATATCATGTTGGAAATACTACTGCCGCAGAAGCTGGAGATTCTGGTAATGCTATTGATTTTACTGCAAATGGATTCAAATTCTATAATAATGGTAATTCTTATAATGCGTCTGGAGGAACATACATTTATGCTGCCTTCGCAGAAGCATCATTCGTAAATTCTAATGGAGTACCAGGAAACGCGAGATAATTATGCTACAAAAATTAAAATTTCAACCAGGATTTAATAAACAAGTCACAGCGACTGGCGGCGAAGGCCAATGGGTTAGTGGTGACTATGTAAGATTTAGATATGGATCACCTGAAAAAATAGGTGGTTGGGCTCAATTAGGGGATATAAATTTAACTGGAAGAAACACAGCACTTCATCATTTTGTTAATGCAGCGGGTATTAAATATGCAGCGTTAGGAACTAATAGAATTTTATACGTATATTCAGGAGGTGCTTTTTATGACATAACTCCTCTTAAAAGTACAACAAATTTAACCAATGCTTTTTCAACAACACAAAGTGATGCAACGGTTACACTAACTTTTTCGTCTGACCATAATATTTCTAAGTATGATATTATTTATTTAGATAATTTTTCATCTATTACTAATTCAAATTTTGATTCTGATGATTTTGATGATAAAACTTTTATGGTTGCAACCGTTCCAACTTCTACAACGATTACTGTTGAAATGGGATCTAATGAATCAGGATCAGGAGCTACTACTTCTGGTGGAATAAGAGTTAGACATTATTATTCAGTTGGACCTGCAGTTGAAGAATCAGCTGCTGGTTGGGGATTAGGTTTATGGGGTGGTACTGTTGCTGGTGAAGCAACTTCAACCCTAGATGGTGCTTTAACTTCTGGTTCTTCTAGTATTGTTCTTGATGATTCATCTGCTTTTCCAGCTTCTGGAACAGTTTTAATAGATGATGAAAGAATTGCTTATACATCTAATACGACTGGTACTGGAACTTTAGGAGGATTAACTAGAGGATCAGATAACACGACAGCAGCATCACATTCTGATGCAGCAACTGTAACTGATGCTTCTGAATATACAAAATGGGGTGCATCACAAACAGGTGATATTATTACAGCCCCTGGACTTTGGTCCTTGGACAATTATGGAAATAAATTGATTGCAACTATCGTGGATGGTTCAACTTTTGAATGGGATTCAGATGCAACAGGTGCTACATCTACAAGAGCAACGATTGTTGCTAATGCACCAACAGCAGCAATACAGACATTAGTATCTACTCCTGATAGACACTTAGTATTTTTTGGAACAGAAACAACTATTGGAACTACAACTACACAAGATGATATGTACATTAGATGGTCAGATCAAGAATCGATTAATGCTACAACTTCTTATGCACCTTCCGCAACCAATACTGCTGGTACACAGAGACTGGCTGATGGAACACGGATCGTTGGAGCGATAAGAGGTCGGGATGCAATTTATGTTTGGACTGATACATCTTTATTTATTATGAGGTTTGTCGGAAGTCCTTTTACTTTCTCATTTCAACAAGTTGGAACTAACTGTGGATTAATTGGAAAACATGCAGCAGTTGAAGTTGATGGTTCTGCTTATTGGATGTCAGAAAATGGTTTCTTTAGATATACTGGTAAACTAGAATCTTTAGCGTGTTTAGTTGAAGATTATGTTTACGATGATATTAATACAGTTCCTAAAAATCATATCTATGCAGGACTTAATAACCTATTTGGAGAAGTAACTTGGTTCTATCCTGGTAGTGGCGCTGCATCTAATAATAGATCAGTAACTTATAACTTTATGGATTCAAC